CGGAATTGAGGAGACTATGAACAAGATTATTGGCTTTTTGAAAGGGAAGGGTCAGGCCGAAGGAGCAACTATGAACCAGCAACTAAGCCTATTTGACTATCAGGCGCTCGACGCCGAAACGCGTATCGTCGTTCAGCAGCGCACCGGCGAAATCAAGGCGCTAATGAAGCGCACCGTGTCGGACATTATCGAGATTGGCGAGAAGCTGATTGAGGTAAAGGAGCGGTTGGGGCACGGGCATTTTGGGGGATGGCTAGAAGCGGAGTTTGAATGGAGCGAACGGACGGCGCGGCGCTACATTTCCGTTGCCGAAACATTCAAATCGGACACCGTGTCCGATTTGAGATTTGATGCAAAGGCCCTCTACCTCCTCGCCGCTCCTTCCACACCCGACGAAGCCCGCGCCGAGGCCATCGAGCGGGCCGAGGCAGGCGAAACCATCACCCACGCCCGCGTCAAAGAAATCGTGGCTGAACATTGGATCAAGCCCGCGCCCGCGCCGGAACCTCCACCCCTGACTTTCGAGAGCGCCCAACCGGCCCCGGCGATGGAGATTGTAGAAGACGACGACGAGGACCTGGCCGAACTGGAACGCCTGGAGGCGGCGGAGCGGCCCGCCGCCGCCCCGGCCGCTGACCCCGCCGAACTCCGCAAGCAACTCCACCGCGTCTTGCACTGCTACGTCGGTGCTGCCGACCGCTGGGCCGAGCGCCGGCAGCGGGGGATGACCAATGATGAATTATACGAGGCGATTGGCCAAGAGTTTGGCACCGGCGGCGCATCCGGCCCAGGCGACCCCGGCTACAACAGCAAGGGCGGGCTATTTCCGCGCCTCTGGCTGGGCCATTGGCAAGATGGCAAGCCGGCCCTGCAGGGCGCGGCGCTGCGCGTTGCGGTGCGGGAGTTGTTGGAGATACCGTATCCGGGGTTCCCCCCTGTTGCCGTTGAAGCGCCGGTCGTCGACGACTCGCCGCTTACGTTGAATATCAGCTTCTCTCCGGACGCGACCCGCAAACCGTTGGTTTCTATCTATCGCGGCTTTAGCCGCCTGGATCATATACCGCGCGACATCGCCGAGCGAGCGCACGCGGCTATCGAGGAATTGACCGAACCGGAGCCGACGATAGTCGATGACGCCGACGTGCCCGAGGCTGCGCCGGATTGGTTGATACATGATACTTTCACAGTGAACAACGGAGACTAATGATCCAAGACGCTTTTATCACCCAGGCCAAAGCAATCCTGAAGACAGCCCAGGACATGCAGCGCGAAATCTATTATTGGCAGCTCCTCGACCTGGCCGCCGCCGTCGACGCCCGCCTACGCCGGGGCGTGCACCTGCGGGGCCGGGACGGGCGGTTGATCGAGCGCTTCGACCAGTGGCTGCTGGCGGCGGGGTTGGGGGAATGGCCCTCGGAGGGATGAAGGATGAAGGATGAAGGATGAATAATGACTATGAGGATGACTACTATGAGGATGACTACGACGAAGCGTGCCCTAAGTGCGGTCATTTGCCAATTCGCCGGCGAGACTGTGCGAATTATTGTTGTGACGATGGCTGGATTGATATGTACGAATTTGACGACCCGCTCTGGTACGACATCGGCGATGCCGAGCGGTGTCCGGAGTGCCGGGGCACGGGCATCGAAAAGTGGTGCCCCGGTTGTGGGGCGAATTTAAGCGGCGTAGCCACGACGGAAATCGAGAAAGGTGATGGACAACCAACCTGGGATAGCCCCCTTTGATCGAGGTGGTGAAGTGAGCGTCTCCCGGCCCACCTACCGGCGCAACACCAAGCCGTTCCTGGACCCCTGGCGACACGCCGTCTGCGACCGCTGCCCGCTGCCGGATTGTGTCCGGCCGGAGGGGGCGATTTACGCGGGAAACAGGCCCGGCGGTTGGTCAAGGCGACGGGGAGGCCGTGTTACGTGTGCGCCGGCTGGCCGCGAGCCGGGCGGTGATGAGCCGGCGGGTGGAGTTTGTGAGGATGTGGAGGGAGGCGAATGTACATTAGAATTATCCCCAAGATTGACATCGCCAACGCGCCGACCTGCCTGGCTTGCCCGCTGACCGAGTGCGTTTTTATGTTGCCGGAAAGCGCGAAAATCCGGCAACAATGCCCCGTTTGGCGGGCGGAGCGGGGGCGCTATAGAGAGGCTATGCAGCGGCACCGGGAGAAGAAGCGCGCGGCGCGAGTGAGTTTAAATAGACGAAAGGAAATCTGATTATGACTGACCAATACAACCCCGAAAGCGAGGCCGAATGGGACGACGCCTTCCCCGACTACGCCGCCGCCCACGACGCCGCAATCCTTTGGGCAAGGGAAATTTTGACCACGGATTTTATTTGTCTGGATTGCGAGACGACCGGCCTCGATCACGACGGCGAAGCCGTCTCGATCGGCATCGTCGCCAAGGGCGGGCGGGTGCTACTCAACACGCTCCTATGCCACGAGAAGCCGTCCAACCCGCTCGCGTTGGCGGTCCACGGCGTCACGTGGGAGGCGACGCGGGGCGCGCCGGGCATTGGCGACATTTACGAAATTCTGGTCGAGCTACTGACTGGCAAGGCGGTCATCGGCTACAACGCCGTTTTTGACCATCGCATCATCCAACAGACGTTGGCCAGACACGGCCTGTTTAGCATCCACTGGGCGACCAACGACGCGATGAGTGCGTTTGCCGCCTTCTACGGCGAATACAACAGCTATCGCCAGAGCTATACCTGCAAGAAGCTCACCTTCGCCGCCGCCTGTTTCGGCATCACCGTCGCCGGCGCGCACGGGGCGGTGGCCGATTGTCTTATGACGATGGCCGTGGTGGGCGCGATGGCGCGGGCGAAGTGCCGGGGGGAGTGATGGGTAAACCTATTCTGTGTCTTGATTTTGATGGGGTATGCCATTCCTACACTAGCGGCTGGCAAGGCGTGACGGTTATCCCAGACCCGCCCGTGAATGGCGCTTTTGCTTTTATCATAAATGCCCTTAATCATTTTGAGGTTCATATCTTTTCAAGCCGTAGCAATCGGCCAGGCGGCAGAGGGGCTATGCAGGATTGGTTTATCGAACACGGTTGGCCGGGGACTTACCTGACTGGCCCGGAATACCTGTACTTTCCGACCGAGAAGCCAGCCGCATTTTTGACCATAGATGACCGTGCCCTGACTTTTACGGGTATTTGGCCGGATGTGGACAAGCTCAAAGAATTTAAGCCGTGGTGGTACGAATGAGCCAATCCCCCTTCCGTCTCGCCCTTGACATCGCCGCCGACCTCGCGGCCCGGATCGCGGACGGCCTCGCGCCGGTCTGCGAGCGCATCCAAATCGCGGGCAGCATCCGCCGCCAGCGGCCCGACGTGGGCGACATCGAACTCGTGGTTATCCCGCGCTTCAGCCGTAGCCTGCTGCCCGACGTGCCCGGCGTCTCGCTGCTCGACCTGGAATTAAACGCCTGGCTGCTCCAGGGCCGGCTGCTCCGCGCCAACAAGGGCGAGACGCTGAAGCAGTATTATATCCCCGCCCTGGCCCGCGACGGGCACTATTTCAAGTTGGAGATCAACGTCAGCGACCCGGAGCGCTGGCCGGTGGAGCTGGCGATCCACACGGGCAGCGCGAATTTTAGTCATCGGCTGGTCACGCCGCGCAATCGGTTGATCGCGCCGGGGGTGTATGGGCTGCTGCCGAGCCACTGTATTGTCAAGGACAGGTGGCAGGTGTGGGATGAGGCGGGACGGCTGCACTTTGCGGATGAGCGGGAATTTATCGAGTGGGCGTGTGGGGAATGGGTGGAGCCGGAGCGGAGGGATTAATGATTATTCAGGTCAAGATCAAAGCAGAGATCGTCGAATGGGTAAGCGGGCAGACAGGGATGGATTACGAGGAGGCCCAGGAGTTTACCAAGCACTTTGTCGGGATGCTTTACTTTACCGGCGCTTTTGAAGAGATAAAGCTTTCGCCGAAAAGCAGCGCGAGCGTGAACGTGACCAACAAATCAAAGCGCCCTGGTCGCGGATGAAAGCCGCTTCCAGGGCAGGCCGCTGAGCAAACAGCAGCCGAGTCCATTTTACCCAGGGCGCGGTCGCTACGCAAGCGGCGGCGCTAGTTTTTTATGTGGCAAATGAACCAACAAAGAAAATCGTTAATTCCTAAAACCCTGACCTACGCCCTCACCAGCATCGCCTTCACCATCCCCGCCGCCTGGCTCGCCGTCTATGGCGCGTGCATCATTTGGGACGGCGCGCGGCTCTGCGCCTGGCCGGGCCTCTACCCGCTTGCGGCGGCCCTGGCTACCATGGCGGTCGTCGCCCCCATCGGCCTGGTCTACCGCGAGCGGGCGCGCCGGCGGGCGGCGCGGGGGATGTGGCAGAAGGTGGGGGCCGGGGGCGGGGGGCCGGGGGCCGGTTGGCTGGATACATTCGAGCGCACCGTCGCGGTGATGTGGGGGAGCGAGGCCGAGCTACCGGGGTTGATTACGGGCGAGATGCGCTATCAGCGACGCGGCTGGTGGCTCAACGTGCAAAACGGTCAAAGGATTTTTGTTGATCGGTGGGAGTTTTGGCAGTGGCTTTTGCAGGTTGAAGCGGTAGCCGCGACGCTCGCGCCGGGGGAGTCGGCCATCGGCGAGCGGCGCTGGAAAAAGGAACTGGGGGAGGGGCGCTGGTTGGCTTATTGCCAGATTTTGCAAACGGTCAATGCGGTGGAATTTCGCACCGACGACGCCCGCAGCCGGCGTTATACCGGCGGTGGGGCGTGGAAGTGGGTGGAGGAATACGAGAAACATCACCCATCTGAGCCTTATTGATTGCAAGTGAGGGCAATTGAGCCTGATTGAACCTGATTGAACGGCTAGAGAAAGCGAGGAACGGGGAACAAGGAAAGGGGAAATAAAAAAGCCCCGGTTAAGGGGCTTGGGATACTGGCCGGCGGCCGTGGGGGCTTAACGGGCTTTTTTCATCCAGGCCAGCTCCGTTTCACTGGCCTGGTTGATGGAGGTCCAGGATGCGACTCGCTCCACCCATTTGGCTAATTGGTCGCCGGTAGCCCGGCGACCACCACCATCAACCAGGGGAGGCGAACCGGCTACAACGGCAAATCTATTGCTTGATGTGTCCACGATAATGGTGTTCGTGGACATATGGGCCGAAAGAGTATTTGTTTGGTACATTTCTCCCTCTTCGCCCCGGCTTAAACGGGGCTGCTATCGTGATTATTCTAAAATTTCCTTTGGCGGCTGGGGGCCATAATGAAGCTCCATTCCCCTTCGGCTCACCAGCCATGTTCCAGCCGACTTGCGGCCCTGGATAATATCACGGTTCAGGGCCGCCCGAACCGTACCGTTTTCTAGCCCCCAAAGCTTTTCAGCTTCGCGGGCTGAAAAAACCTCGTTGAGGATTGGGTCAAAATTTTCAATCTTGAAATTCGGGATTTTTAATGCTACCATTTCTTTACTCCTTAATCTAATTTATTGTACTCGGCCTCCATCCAGCTATTGATAGCCTGGACCGCTTCGGCCTTCTCAGGAGACGAGAATTGAATTCCATCCAGACCGAAGTCGAAAATCCGGCAAGCCAGCCCGTAGGCCTTGGCTTCGTCAAAGCCGGCCAGCTCGACCAGCTTTGCAGCGCCCGCGCTCTGGATGTCGGAGACGCCGGAGAAATCGGCCTCTTTGGACCATTGGGCCATCATTTCGGCCCATTCTTGATTTGAGTATTTGTTACCGCACTTGGTAGTAATCATTTCAATCTCCTTACTTGAGATAATTATATCACTAATACGTGATGAACACAATACGCCATTTGGCCTAATTCATTTGTTCTAATGCTACTAAAGGAGCCTATTATGAAACCAATACTAAAATGGATTTTTGGGGGCAGCCGCGTAGACCGGCTGCTGCTGGCGGCGACGGTCGTCGCCGGCGTGCGCATGCAGAAAGGACAAGGATTATCGTGAACAGACAAAAAACAGGGAAATGGGTTACCTCTGGCAAATTGCAGTTCGCCGCTTTTATGGTCGCCGCCCCCCGCTTTATGTCAATTGGGGCAATGCTGTTGGGGGTTGATCTGGTTAGAGCTTACCCGATTTTCTTTTGGTTGGATGTTGTAAGTTGGCTTGGTCTAGCTCTGTTGGAGGGCTTTGCAATTCCCTACGTGGCAAAAGGCAAGCTGAAGTTTGAGCGGGGCACGCCGGAGCGTCGCCAGCTTGAAACCTACCGGGTAATGTATCTGCTGGCGATCCCATTCCTGGGAGCGCCGTACTATTTCGCCACGTCAGCAGAGTTGCTGGTCAAGGATGTATTATGGACAATCGCTTATTGGGCGTGGTCTTTCCTGGCCGCCGGAATTGTTGCCTTAGTGATTGACGCGGTGGGAATAGTAGAGACGGTGAATGAGGGACAGGGTGGGGAGGTTGATGGAAGTAATAAACTTATCACTACGCGAATGGCAAACAATGGCTCAATGGGCGCGTTCAGCGTTGATGAATTGGCGCGGCTGCTGGCTCGAAAGAAGCCGGATCTCACGCCCGATAATTTCGCGATAGCATTTCGTGAGAGTATCGGAATTGAATTGACCGCAGAGGAAGCCGAGGCGTATCTACTGGCTGCGCAGCCGGGCGCGGGGCGGCGGAAAAATGGGAAGGGGGCGGGGTGATCCCCAGTACCTAGCCCGTCCCTTGACACCACCTACTACCTGTGGTATATTAATTCTGCCCCCGGCGCGTAGAATTTCATCGCGAAATTACGTGCGTCGGGGGTGTTTTCTTTTCCGCCGGGGGAGGCGCTAACGTGTGTGCCTGATGCTATCAGTCCAGAAACCGCTGCCGAGCTTTTACAATCGCTCCTGGCTCAGCAGACGAAGCTCACTATTGAGCAAAACCGGGCCAATGACCTACAGGAGCAGGAGCTAAGGCAGAAGCAACAGGCGCTAGACCTGCAAGCTCAGGAATTGGCCCTACGCCGTGAAACGCTCAATCGGGCCGAGGCGCGGTTGCAAGAAGTTTTGCAACGGTTCATCACCGCCGAGAACAAGCTGATTACATTAGACGACAGCTTCGGCGAAACAGTCCAGCGCGTGATTGTAGCCATTCGAGAAATAGCCGCTGCGCTCATAGACGTTGAAAAGAGCAATTATGCTCTACTCACGCAGAATAGTAGCGACATTCGAGAGGCGCGGCTGGGCGGCCCGGATAGATTGCAGCGAATGAGAAAGCAGGAGCTGCTCTTACAACATCAGGAGACGCTACACACGCTCCAGCTTCAGGCGGCGGCGCACGGGAGCCTGGAAGCGCCCGTCAAACTCCTGCGCCAGATCGAGGCGGAGCAGGCCGCTATAGAGCAACTAACGAATGGTTAAATTTTTTGACTTCCTCTTGTCTATTCCAAAATGGATCGGGTTTGCGGGCGCGATTTTATTCGCCCTGATCTACCACGCCGGCAGCCTCTATTTCGGCTACTCGATCACCGTATCCTGGCTATGGGTATTCCTTATCATCAGTGGCCTGGTTGCGGGGCTACGCCTGAGCCTGGCGCTGGCAATCCTCATTTGCATCTATGCGTTTTTCGCCATTCCCGGCGAGCCGAGCCGGGTCGTTCAAATTGGCATAGCCAGTGTCATCGTGGCGCTGCTGGCCGGCGGATATTCGCGCTACGCCCGCCATTTGCTGGAACAGAGTGAGGCCGCCTGGATGGAGGCCGAAATTCAGCGAAATATTCTCACAGAGATCGAACAGGCGGCTCAGTTGCTAAGGGACGTAAACGGTAATATCGCCAAAATCAAAAAGGCCCGCATTGATTTGCAAGCGACCATGTATAATTTTAGCTTCCCGGATAATGCCAGAACTCAATTGAACGGCATCGTTCACGATTTGAGCAACCTTGAATTAGCTTCGGACGGTTGGCGGGCGCTGCATAAAATCGTCGAGGATGTCAAGAGCGCCAAATTAGAGATTAGTGCGCGCACCCGCAGGCCGATGAAGGCACGGGATCGGGCGGAGGAATAGAGCCAATGCACGGCAATAATGTCTTGGGGTGGATAAAAAGGCTCGTAGGGGTAGTAACACCCAGTAAACCCAAATCCATTATGGAGCGGCTGGAGAGCCTCATTCCGCCGGTTGAGAAGATCAGAGATAGCTACAAAGTCGATCAACGGATCGCTGAGGAAATTCATAAAGAGATGCTCATCATCGAGGATCGGATGAGGATAAATCTGGAGGAGCAGCGGCAAAATGTCAAAGTGTCCGAACTCCTGCTAGAGCAGCAAGCTGCCACGGGTGACATAATCGAGGCTCAATATTACAAGAGCCTGGACGCCGAAACTATCATAAATAATCTCAGGGAGTGGCTGCTCGGAGATGACCTGACTATCGGTTGGATGCTGGAAAACTCCCTTATTCCTGCTTTTGGCAGAGGTTTCGCCAAGCAAAAACCTGAGAGGCAACGCGCACTATTCGCACAGCTTCGGATTGCGGCAAACCATTTGCAAAAAATAGACGGGATGCTCATAGAGCCGGGGGACATATGATCTTCACCGGTTACAACCCCTACGCGCCCCCACGCACCACGCCGCCCCACGCCGGCGATTTGCCCGAGGTGCCGTTGCACGTGTTCGCGGCGGCGGAGGATGTCCACGCCACGCATTTGAGCGCGGATGGCAGGTTTGCATATTGCGAGCGGTACGGGGCAGTTCTGCAAGCCGAATGGGACGGGGGGATTTTTGGAGCGTGGTGGCTCTATCCGAATGGACTTCCACCTGACGCGGTTAGGATGTAAAGTTGACAATTACCTCATTAAAAGTATAATATCTGTAGTTGAATACTCAACACAATGTTATACTTAAGTGAGGTAAAAAATGACTCTGTTGGAATATGCTACTGAGATTGACAAAGCAGAACGGGAGTACCACCGGCTTTTAGAGGATTTCTTTAGAGATGCCCCCCGGCTTTTTAAGGAGGCCAGAAAAGCAAACGGGTTATCACAAAGGGCATTAGCGGATTTACTGGGGGTTGACTTTACCTACATCTCCAAAATAGAAAATGGGCATCTTAGGCCGGGTATGCCGACGGTTCGGAAATTTGGGGAGTGGCTAAGGACTGGCAAGGTCGACTCCGGTGAATAGTAAGCAAAGGTGGTACGCTAAACTAAAAGCCGACCCAGAACGGTATAAAGAGTACCTACGCCAGTGGCGAGAGAGGCGCAGGCGAGAAGCTGACCCGGAAGGATGGGCAGAACGCCAGCGTAAGCAACAGGAGATTGATAACCGACGAATTGCAAAGCTAAAGGCTGATCCCGAACGATGGGCAGAGCGCCTTCGCAGGAGGCGGGAAACGGCGCGTATATACAGAGAGACCAGGCGAGAAGAGTTAGCCAAGAAGGAGCGCGAGCGCCAAGCAGCTAATCCAGAGGCGATAAGCAAGGCAAAAAAAGAACGGCGTGCGGCCAATCTGGAAAAATATCGAGAGAATGGGCGTAAGGATTACGCGGCAAATTCGGGAGAGTACAAGCGCCGCGCGTGGAAGCGGAAGCTATCCGAGATCAACGCCCTTGGCTATCATACGGAAAAAGAATTTCAGGACTTATGTTCTTATTATATGGATCAATGCTTGGCCTGTGGTGATGTTCCAGACAAGCTAAGTAGAGACCACGTTATTCCGCTTGTCAAAGGTGGCTCTGATGACATCTCAAATATTCAACCATTATGCCGCGGCTGCAATGCCAGCAAGGGCACAAAGACGATTGGCTATCGGGTATAGGTGGTGGCCCTGTGGCGAATTGCCAGCCAACGCAGTGAGGATGCCGTGACGTGTGAAATAAAGGTCAAATTTGAACCAAGAGATATTTGGATAGGTGTCTATTGGCGACTTACACCATCTATTGAAAGCAAGTATCGAAAATTGGAAATATATATTTGTATTTTACCTATGATTCCAATTAAATTGCGTTTTGAATGGGGCTGGAAATGACCGACTTCCTCCCCGCCGCCGGCCAACCCGAAGCGTTCGCCGGCTCCTTCCCGGCCTCGCACGATACGCTGGGGCAGGCAAAGCGCCGGATGGCCTTGTCGGAAGCCTTCGCCGGTGCGTTCAACGCCTCGCCTGCCGTGCAGGGGCAATCTAAAAGCCGCGAAACTTTCAAGTGGCTAATAGAAACCGATAACAAGCCGGCGTGGTGGCCTGATTTTGACGAAATACGGGAGGAATTTCCTCATTTCAAAAAGTGGGAAATTTGGAGCTTGATCGCCTGGGCGTCAATGCACGCGGGTCTGCGGGACCCGCGCACCCTACAAGAATTTGCAGATAGTATAAATACCTCTACTCGAACTCTTTTGACATATCGAACAAAAACCTGGGGCGACAAACCGACCGTTGATGAGGCAATAGCCACGGTAAAATCAGGTTCGATGTGGCATAGACGTAGAAAGGTACTTACGGCGTTGGGAGATGTGGCCGAAATGCCCGACCCCAAAGCACATCCCGACCGCAAAATGTTTCTGGAAATGACGGGCGATTACCCCGCTCGGCCACGACCCGAGCCGGATCTCACCATTGACGAAACCTTCACAAAACGATTGGAGCAAATCTATCAGGATGACGGCGATATTATCGACCTACCGGCCCTTGACGCAGATTGAGTACCGGTCCCCAATTGACCGCTTTATCATCACCGGCAAGGCGGCTGGCTGCCCGCCGGACCAGCTCCTCAATTTCCGACGCGGCAACTACCCGGCCCAACCGCGCCAGTTGGAATTTCACGCCGCCGCCCGCGAGTGCGACCGGCCAGGCGGCCCCGTGCGAGTGGGCTACGGCGGGCCGCGCGGGGAGGCGAAAGCTTTGGCAATTAATACACCCATCCCTACACCGGATGGGTGGAAACTGATGGCGGATATTGCTCCAGGGGATTACGTGTTTGCGCCTGATGGAAATCCTACTATAGTGACAAACTGCTCACCTATTATGTTCGACCAAACTTGTTTTGAAGTAGAGTTTTCGGACGGCGCTAGACTTATTGCGGATGCTGGACATCAATGGTTGACATTTTCAAAATTAGAAAGAGGGCGCCTAAAGGGTAGAACGGACGAATTTAGAGAAAGGCGCAGAGAAAGGCGACCTTCAGTAGGAATGGGGAAAAAGCCCTGGTTAGTAGAGGCAAATAAAAATAGAATTTACTCCTACTTACCTCCTCAATGCGGGTCAGTCAGGACGACCCAGGAGATTTTTGAGTCTCTTTATCACAATGGTGAAGTAAATCACGCTGTGAAGTTGACCGATCCGCTTTGCTTGCCTTCTTTGGATTTACCTATTGACCCATACGTATTGGGGCTATGGCTAGGCGACGGTGACTCTTTAAGAGGTTACATAACCACTGAAGACGCTGAAATCTTACTGGAAATAGAAAATGCGGGACTTGTGGCAACGCACCGGAAAAGATTGCGGTATCACCTCGCCGGGTTAACCACTCTGCTCCGTGAACAAAACCTGATAAAAAATAAGCACATTCCGAAAGTTTATCTTCGCGCCTCAGTTGGTCAAAGGCTAAGTTTGCTCCAGGGATTGATGGACACGGACGGCAGCGTAAATAAAAATAATGGAGGCTGTAGATTTACCTCAACCAATCACGGGCTTGCGTTAGGGACATTGGAGCTAGCCCTTTCTCTTGGGATTAAGGCTACAATATTTGAAGGGGTCGCAAGGTTGAATGGTAAGGATATTAGCCCGCTGTGGAACGTTTCGTTTTCAACAATGTTGCCAGTGTTTAGATTGCCTCGTAAGTTAAATATTCAAAAAATGAATGGATTTACCTCGGTTATAAGCCAGCGGTTTATTGTCAAGGCTAGACCGACCATTAGCGTTCCTGTCAGGTGTATCACAGTAGAGTCCGAGTCTCATTGTTATCTGGCGGGTGATAGATTTATTCCTACCCATAATTCACACGCGGCGCTGGCGCAGGCGGTGATGGATGACGCATGGCGGGTGGATGACCTGAAGGTTTTGTTTCTGCGGAATATCGGCAAGGCCGCCCGCGAGTCGTTTGAGGATTTGGTTCATAAGGTACTGGCCGGGTTCCCGGCGGAATACGTCGGCAGCCGCAGCCGGCTAAAACTGGCTAACGGCTCCTTTGTCGTTCTAGGCGGCTTCAAATCAGAGAGCGACATAGACAAATATATCGGGATCGAATATGACCTGATGGTGATCGAGGACGCCAACCTGATCACCAAAACCAAAATAGACCGGCTCTTTGGCTCGCTGCGATCCTCAAAAACCAACTGGCGGCCCCGCGCCTATTTGACCTTTAACCCTGGCGGTGTAGGACACGCCTGGGTCAAACGAATGTTTGTCGAACCCTGGCGCGCGGGGCGACAATCAGAGACGCGCTTTATCCAGGCCCGGCCTGGCGAAAATATATTTGTCAATCCCGAATACCGCCAATACCTGGATGGCCTGACTGGCTGGCTGCGGCGCGCCTGGCGTGATGGGGATTGGGATATTGCGGCGGGGCAGTTTTTCACCACGTTTCGGCGCGAGGTTCACGTCAAGAAGCCACCGTTTGCAAAAATTCCGGCAAACTGGCCGGTGTGGGCCTCGCTCGATTATGGCTTCAATCACCCAACGGTCTTTTACCTGCACACGATTGGAGACGGGATACTCTGGACAGTCGGAGAGCACTGGCGGCAGCGTTGGCAGGTGAGCCAGCACGCCGAGGCGATCAAGGCGCTTTTCGGGCGCTGGGGGGTTGCGCCGGGGCGGATCAGAAATTTTCCGGCGGGGCACGATTGTTTTGGGGATGAAGAGGATAACGAGAACCCGACCATTGCCCAGAAATACAAAAAATATGGCCTCAAACTGACCCGCGCCGATACCGACCGGGTGAATGGCTGGGCTGAAATGCTGGCCCGCCTGGGCGATCCCGACGAAGGCATAGCCCCGACGTGGTTTATTTCCGAGGATTGCCCCCGGCTGATTGAATGTTTACCTCTACTGCAACACGACCCCCACCGGCCTGAAGATGTCTTGAAATGGGACATCGACGAAACGGGGGAGGGGGGCGATGATTCGGCGGACGCGGCCCGCTACGGGCTGATGGGCGCGCCGCAACGCCGGTTCGTCGAGGCGTCCACTATCAAGCGCCCCGATCCTATCGGAGAAATGGACAAAGCCGGATGGTGAAAACCTACACCAAACCGACCTTGACCGGCAGCCGGGCCCGCACCGTTCGCCGCAGCGACGGGCTGATTGAATACCGGGATAAGGAGACCAACGCGCTGTTGTTCCTGTATGATCCTACCCGGCGGATTATCCAAATCCAAAAGCGGGGCAGGCGTTCAATTGGGGAATTGCCACTTGACAACCCGGTGTGAGGTGTGGTAGTATAACGGCATAGCTTCGTAATGAAATGCCATAAGGCATAGATAGGCGGGGCAGGCACTACTCAGAAGCCACACCTGCCTCGCCAAAAACTAAATAATTACAGCGACTTAGAGCGCACCTTAAGGAAGGTTTTTCTTCCGGGTGCGCTTTTTTATTTCCCACCATTAACGATGAACTTTCTTCAGCGCATCGGTCAGGCAATCGTAAAACTCACCTCCCTCGTCACCGGCTACACGCCCGACAAGCGCGTGACCGACGACGGCAACTGGGACCTTATCGCCGGGGGCAATGGCCCCTCGGACCGCAACTGGCGCGACATCGAAACCGACCTCAAGGACACCCTGGAGGCGTGGCGCAAAAACTTCCTCGTTCGCCAGATCGTGCGCCTGCTGACCGCGTATGTGGTCGGCGATGGGATCAAAGTCGGCAGCGAGCGCCGCCAGATCCAGAAGTTCAGCGACGAGCTTTGGAGCCACGAGCAAAACGAAATCGAGGAGCGTATACCGGCATGGTGCGACGAACTGACCCGCGCCGGCGAGATATTTATCGCTCTGTTTACCAATCCCGTCGATGGCATGTCCTACGTTCGCGCTATTCCCGCCGCTTCTATTCGCAAGGTTGAATGTGACCCGGAAGACTACGAAAAAGAGCTTTATTTTTACGAGACGATCCCCGGTCAGATTGAACCTAAACAGTGGAAATCCAGGCATACCGGCGGCCCCAAAGAGCCGATCTTGCTCCATTACACCATCAATAAACCCATCGGTGCGACGCGCGGCGAAAGTGACTTGACGCCCGTGCTTCCTTGGGCCAAGCGATACTCTGAGTGGCTCAAGGACCGGGTGCGCTTCAACCGGCTACGGACCGAGCTGGCCGCCGTGGAACTCCGCACGAAGGGCGATGTCGAGGCGCGCAAAAAGTCCATCCAGAGCAATCCACCCATCAATGGCAATATTGTGGTCACCCAGATGGGCGAAGAAGAACTTATTTTCCATTCCGCCCAGATCGAGGGTGGCGACGCCGAACCCGACGGGCGCGCCCAGCGCCTGGCCATTGCTACCGCCGCAGACATCCCCCTACATTTTATGGGCGAGGGAGACACGGCCAACCGGGCCACGGCGGTTGAGATGGGCGACCCGACCCATCGTTTCTACCGGGTGCGCCAAAACGAAATCGTAAAAATCCTCAAAAAACTGGTCAAGCAGGCGTACCTTCGCAAAGTGGCCCTGGGCCTGGCCCGCCTGCCCGCCAATGGAGACCTGAAACTGACCGCCGAAGTGCCCGACATCAGCCGGGCCGACAACGGCGCGATGGCTACGGCGGCGGCAACTATCGTCAACGCCTTTGCGGTGATGAAAGCGCAGGGGTGGATCACGGACGAAATCGCGATCCGGCTGGCGTTCAAATTTGCCGGGGAGATTTTGGACGAGGAGACCATTCAGGAGATTTTGGACGCGGCGGAGGCGGAAGAGCCGGAAGAGGAAACGCCGCCGAAGGATGAAGAGGAGGAGGATCAGATGTCGGCTTACCCATTCGAGAATTGGGTATTATCGCAGGGGCGAAATGGCAGATAAACTCGACACGCAAACCCAAGCCCAATACTTCCTCCCTATCCATCTTACCCAACTCGCCACCAGCGCCGACACCCCGGCGGGCCGCCGCGAGTACGGCGTTTCATTTGTGAGCGCGGGCCGGGTGCGGAGCCGCGACGGGAAGCAAGCGAACTGGGAAATCCCCGCCGACACGATCCGCAAGGCCATCGGGCTAATGAACGCGCGCCCCGTGTTTGTGGATCACACGACCTGGATAGACGACTATCCCCATATGGACCGCACCGCCGCTGTGACGTTTGGGGCGGAATGGAACGAGCAGGCGCAGCGCGCCGACGGCGGGATCAGGATGTACAGCACCCCGCTGGGCCTGGCCATGCAGGCGCTATTCGACGAGATCGTGGCCGACGCGGGAGCCGGGCGCGAGGTGCCCGACGTGGGCCTGTCGCTGACCTTTTTTGGCCGGCACGATTTTATTGACGTGGGTGACGAGCCGGGCGAGGAGTACATGCGGATCACGACCGAGATCACCCACATCGAGTCAGCGGACATCGTTTTTGGCCCCGGCACGGCAGACGCCCGGATCAGAGAAATCTTATCATCAGTGACCAACGGCGCTGAAGTCCAGCCGCCGCAAAACATAAACCAATTAGCACAAAACGGAGGTGTCCAGATGGACAAATTTTGTAGCAAGTGCGGCGGGGCGCTCGTCTCCGGTCAAGAGCATATGTGCCCCGTCGCCCAAACAGAAACACAGTTAGCGGCGGCCCAAATCGGCCAAACGCCGCCAGCGGTTCAGCCGCCGGCGCAACCCGCCGCGCCACAGCAACCGGCCCCAGTGGCCTCGCTTCTCCCGCCCGCGCCGGCCGACCTGGCCGTGCAACTCAATGCGGTCAACACCCGGCTCGATCAACTGACCGCAGCCCTGGCCGGGCGGATCGAGCCGAGTGTCATTCAGGGCATGGGCCACGCCCCGGCGGATAGGCCGGAAAACCGGCGCGGCTCGCACATCACCGGGCTGAACACCTGGGACCAGGTGGAGTTGGCCTATCAGCGGCTGATGGGGATGCCGGTCAACCAGCCGGTGTACCAACTGAACGGCATCCGGGAGCTTTACCTGATGCTGACAGGTGACAGGAATTTCACCGGGCGCTACAACGCCGACAACGTGATGGTGCAGCTCGCCTATGACCCCAACGGTAACAACGCCGACACGACCGCAATGGCCGAACTGACCCGGAACGTGATGAACAAAGTTTTGGTCGAGCAGGTCAATCTGCTCGAGGAGTACCAGTGGTGGCGGCGTATTGTCAAGCAGGATAATTTCACCACGCTCCAACAGGTGAGCTGGGTCCGTATCGGCGGCATCGGCGACCTGCCGACCGTGGCCGAAAAAGCGGAGTACACCCAACTGGCCTGGGACGACGCCAGGACGACCGCCGACTGGACGAAGAAGGGCGGGTATCTGCCCCTCTCCCTGGAGATGATCGACCGCGACGACCTAGTGGGTTGGCGCGACGTGCCCCGGCAACTGGCCTGGGCCGCCATCGTTACCCTGTCCAGTGTGATTAGCGCCCTGTTCACCGACAACGCCGGCGCGGGGCCGTCGATCACCACCGAAGGCGTTACCGACAACCTGTTCAGCGCCGCCTTTGGCAATGTCATCGCCCAGCCACTCGACTTCACCAACTGGGGCCTGGCGGTGGAGACAATGTACAAGCTGGCTCAATTGAATGTGAGCGGGCGGCGGCAGGGGGTACGGCCCAAGTATCTGCTGGTCCCGATCGAGCTGGAGGGGCAGGGGATCGAGGCGGCCACAACCACTGTCAAGCCTAACACGTTCACCAACAAAGTCGCTCGCAAGCGCACCATTCCAGAGGACAGCGTCGTTACCGTGCCCCACTGGACAGACGCCGAGAGTTGGGCGGCGGTGGCCGACCCCTTGATGGTCCCTATCGCCGGCGTGGGCTTCCGCTTCGGCGAGCAGCCGGAACTATTCACGCAGGCGGATCCGCGCATCGGGCTGCTGTTCACCAATGATGTGCTGCCGATCAAGGTCCGCTATTTCTTTGCCGTAAGCGCGATCAACCCGCGCGGGGCGATCAAGAGTAATCAGTAGTAGGTAGTAGGTAGTAGGTAGTAAGGGCATTTTTAACTCACTTAGTTTTTACGGAGGTCTTCAAATGAGAATGAAAGATAGAGCTTTCGCCGCCAGCGTGGGCACCCTGGTTATCGCCCTGGTGGTCATCGCCCTGGTGGTCATCGGTTCGATTACTGGTATTGTACAGGCCGCGCCGCCGGCAGCGCCGACGCCCATCGCCAACCTGGTAAATTCTAATGACACTCTCAACGTTACCTTTCAGAGTGCCACGGCCCTGACCGCCGACACAAACACAGGCGGGTCGCAATTGCCGGTTTACGAGTGGGTCGATCTTCAGTACGTGATCGACCATGGCACGGTCAACACGACCACGATCACCATTCAATTTAGTAACGACAACTCTAATTGGGTCAGCGGCCCGGCGATTGTGACCGACAGCGCTGCCGACGGCACGGATATAACCCGCGTGCCACTGTTTGGCCGGTACGTGCGCTTTAATCAGAATGTGACCAACTCCAACCCGATCACCATTACCCTGATCGGCCTGGCGAAGTAGGTCTATTTATGAACAAATCACCATCGGCCTGGCCCATTCCCAAAGTGGCCGCCGGAGGCGGGGCGGCGGCGGCTACCGCGCTGGCCGTCTGGGCGCTTGATGCGTTTTTGGGAATTAGCATGCCCGCTGAAGCCGCAGCCGGATTGACCGCGTTTGTCTCATTTGCGGCGGCTTATCTAACCCCGCCGGGAGGTGTCAAGTGAATAGCAGGGCAATCGTCGAGGCCGCTTGTAAAACCAGGGGCCTTGATCCGGCAACGGTCAAGCAGGTTGATCTGATTGGGGATGACCTATTGCTTCACCTGGTCGATGGCTCGCAGGTCCGCGTTGAACTCAGCGCCCTGCCCGCCGAATTGTTCGCGTCCGCACCCGCGCCGGAAACTGACCAGCTTATCCAACCGACGCCGGAACACGCCACACTGACCGAGCCGCAGCCGGCGCGGGCGCGCGTCCGCTCCAAAAAGAAAGGGCGTAGATAGTGCCCGCAACCCTGGCCACCCTGACCGACCGGGTCGAGTTGATGATTGCCGACGTGTCAAACGTGACGTTCAGCGCCACGGCAATCGCCGAGGGCGCCCGCCAGGCGCTGCACCGCTACTCCAAGCGCCGCCCGCTTTCGGTCATCACCACGCTCGCCATTGCGACAACGGGCCGCGAGGTGAGCGTCGCCAGCCTGACCGGCCTGCTGGGTGTCTCTGAGGTCTGGCTGCCCTACACGGCGGCTAGCCCCGAACAGCCGCCGCTCCGCCGGGGCTTTGAACTGTGGTTCGATCAGAAGGTGCTCTATTTTCCCTACGGCTCTAATGGCGGCTTTGAGCCGACGGCGGGGGAAACGGCCCGGATTTTCTACAGCAAGCTCCAGACGCTGAACGGCCTGGACAGTGAAACCGTGACGACGATCCCGCTCGACGACGAGACGCTGCTGGCCACGGGCGCGGCGGGCTACACGGTGTTGCCACGGGCGCGGGAGGCCACAGAGATAGTGATGCTGACCGAGCAGGTGCCGATCAGCAAACAGCTTATGGAATGGGCCAAAATGAAGCTGGATGAATTTGAGACCAGCCTGAGCCAATCAATCCAGCGCGAGCAATCCGTGCCGTGGGTGCAACTGCCGGCGCTGGATCGGTGGGACGGCGGGTGGCAATGAGGGGGAGAGATAGGAGAGTAGCCAGTAGCCAGTAGTCAGATAAAACAATTCTTGTCTGACTACTGACTACTGACTCCTAGCAATCTGATATGCCTGACATTTACAACACGGTCCGAACCTTTCTACTCGCCGACGCCGGCGTCGCGGCCATCGTTGCGACCCGGATTTACATAGACACCATGCTCCCGACGGGTTACAAAATCACCGATGGATCGTGCCTGGTCATCCGGCCCAATGGCGGGGGCACAACTCAATATGTCATCAATGGCGATAATCTGATGTTCCTATCCTACACCACGACCGCGCAGGCAGCGATTGATTTAAACGAGGCGCTTTTTGACGCCTTCAGGCTGACCAACAACCCGGCCGGAGCGACCGCCTTTTACGCCGCGCCAATCCAGCGCGGCAACCTCATCAGGCAGCCGGGGGACATGTACACGATGCTGGCGACCTACGAATGCGCTGAGGTCATCTAGTGGCTATTCCGGCGATTATCTACGACATTCCAATGGGGCAGGTCAAGGCCGAGATTGAGGCGGAGCAACGGCGCATCGAGCGCGGGCTGAATGGGGCCGCGGACGACTTGCTTACCCTCGCGGGGCTAGTCCAGGCCGAAAGTTATCTCAGTACTTCGATGCCCGCCCTCCCGCCCGGTTCCGCATACGAGCGCACTTTCACGCTAAGGGAGGCCAGCAAAACCCGGCGCACCGGGACACACCTACCCGACATCTCAGGCGAATGGTACATCGACGAGGGGATTGCGCCTTACGGGGAGGATGTGATTGGGCCGAAGGCCAAACAGAAACCAATCCACCAGGGGCGCTGGAAATCACAAGAGGGCATCGAGGCGGCGGTTGAGGCCAAAGCGCCGGAAATTATTAAAGAGAGATTAAGAAGTAGTCAGTAGTCAGTAGTCAGACAAAAACTTTTCTTATCTGACTACTGACTACTGACTACTTCAGTACTGGAGGTACGATGAAATACCACTTTGCAGACATCGAAAACGGCTCAATCGAAAGCGCCGCTATTCTGGATTTTACGGACGAGGCCGGCGTGAGGCGCAGCGCGGTTCACAACCTCGTTTTAACCATCGAAAACCACGAGGCCCAAATCCCCGACGATTACACAGCCACGGCCCTGATGTTTCTGGCCGAGCAAAACGGCGGGGAACTAACTACAGGGACCGGGGACCGGGGACCGGGGACCGGCAGAAAAGCCCCGGTCTCCCGTCACCCGTCTCCGGTCGCCGACGAAGGAGGCATTAACTAATGGCCCAATTTGCAACTTGGAAACGATACTGGAGAATTTCAACCGAGGCCAGCGCCGACGTTGCCGGCCCCGCCACTAAAGCCGACTGGCACATAGGCGGGAATGGGGGTGGGGCTAATGGCTGGATGGACCTGGCTATCTCGAAAGACACGGACGGCCTGCAATTCCACCCGCCCCTGATTTACCCCACGCCGGCCGCTGGAAACCGGGCGATGAATACCGCCGACCCTGTTGCCGGCGCTTACGTGCCCGAGCTGGGATCACTCCCGTTCTTTGTCTACCCCGAACTGACCGACCGTATTTTACGGGCCGTGATGGGTGGGGTAAGCCGGGCGGCCACGGCGGGGGTGGCGGCGCTGGCGTCTACGGCGTTTGCGTCGGTAGCCACACTGGATACGCAGCCGAGTACGTTGGAGCAGCTTAAATTCACTATTGCCTCATCTACAGCAGCCAGCGCCGCGGCCATCAACATCATTCAAAACGGCGTTACTCAGGAGACCGTTACCATCGGCACCAACGCCGGCACGGTCAACGGGGTCTACTACTCACAAAATGCCTACAATGGCAGCGTGAACGCGGTCACTTTCAGCATCGTCGGGACGGTCACCAGTGGCATGGTGGTTGTGGCCGGCGTGACCAAAAACACCAATACTTTCACCTGGGGCACGACTAACCCAACCTTGGCGCTTGAACAGGGCGGGCGCATCGAGGCCGGGTCTGGCAATTCAGAATATTTCACCGGCGTGATTGTGCCTCAGTGTTCGTTCAGCTATGACCGCAGCGCCCCTGATGGGCTGCTACAAGGGGAGATGACCCTGCACGGGATGAACCGGGCCACGGCCACGGCCACGACGTTTCAGAACGCGCCGGCGCTCTACACGCGCCCATTTGCCGGCTGGACCGGCTCGTTAACGGTGGATGCGGTAGCTAACCTGGAGCTTGCCGCCGCAACCATTAACCTCAATAACAATAATGAGATTTTCGCCGTTAGCAGCGGCAACCAGAAGGCGAGCGGGGCGATTGAAGGGGAGTATGAAGTAATGGGCGAATTGCAGTTACTCCCCACCGACGCGACCCGGCACGCCGATTTTTTGGCGGCGACTAACCGGACGCTGGTGCTCACCTTTACCACGCCGTACTTTATCACCGGCACCACGCCCTACACCATTACAATGACCTTTACCCGCGTCTTTTTTGGGGACTATACCCGCAACCGGCGGGGGATGGTGCAGGCGGCCACGGTCCCATTCCGAGGGGTGTACAACGCCACCGACGCGGGCGCGTGTAAAATCGTGGTGGTTAGCAGGATGCCGGTGTGATGGAAAGGATGAAGGATGAAGGATGAAAGGAAGAAAAGAGATGCTTAACCTATCCGCAGGACTATCGAATTTGTCCGTCCAAACCACCATGCGGGTCACCGCCGACGACCTGGAAATATACGCCGACCCGCCCCTCACATTCGAGGCCATAGGCCGGGTCAACGACACCCTACACCGCGAGCTGGCGGCGTGGGCATCCGCTGGCTATCCGCCCGACCAGACCGCCCGTTTTATTCCCCGGCTATTTTTAAGCGTAGCGCAGAACGGCCAAAGCTACCCGCTCGCCACTCCGGACGACGCGCAGGCGTTGCGCGATGCGGTCGGCGATGAGTTTCTCGCCAACCTTGTCGAGAGCTTTTGGGATTATGAGTTTAGCTATTTCAAAAAAAAGAGGCTCGCCTCTATGAACTTATCAGCGGGGCCGAGCAACGGGAACGTACCCACACCGTAGCCGGCCAGACGTTCACGATCAAACCCTCGCGCGTGATGGCCGAGCAGTTCCTCAGTGCCATTGCCCAGGAATTCCCCGAATTTATCGAAGTGAATTCAGTCCTCCGCCTGGCCGCGCTGACCTGGCCGAAGTTTGGCATCAGCGCCGCCGATTTGATCGAGCTTGATCCCTGGGTAGTTGAAATGATCAGAGTTAGTTTAGTGGACGGTACATCCTGAGTTTATCGAAGGGTTAAAATGGCTGTTGTTATTCCCATAACAACTAAATACGACGGTGGTAAGGGCTTCACCGACGCCGAACGCGACGCCAAACGCGCCCAGCAGGCGGCGACCCGGGCGACGCGCGAGCAGATCGCGGAGCATCGGCGCTTTACCAGCCTGACGGCCAAGCTCGACCGTGATCTGGCCTCAGAGCAAAAGAGACAGGCCAAAGAGCTTGCCGACTTCAAGGGCAAGCTCCGGACCGGCGCGGGGGCCGCCGCGCTCGCCGGTGGTATTCTGGTTGGGGCTGGGGTCGAAGCGGTTGGGGCCGCCCGTGAAAGCATCGCCGCCGAGGCAGAGCTGCAGGCCGCGCTTAACTCCACCGGCCAGGCCGCAGCGGGCTATAAAGCGGAACTGGCGGGCCTGGCTAACGAACTCCAAAACACCTCCAATTTTAGCGATGAAGCGGTGATGCACGCCGAGACGCTGCTGCTGACCTTTACCAAAATCGGGCGGGGCGTTTTGCCCGATGCGACGAGAGCCGTAGCGGATATAGCCACACTGATGGGCGGCGATATGCAGGCCGCTGCCATTCAAGTTGGCAAGGCGTTAAACGACCCTATTAAGGGACTTGGCGCTTTAACCCGAATTGGCGTTACTTTTTCTCAGCAGCAAAAAGACCAGATTAAGGCAATGGTCGAGGCCGGCGACGTGGCCGGGGCGCAGGCGGTCATTTTGGCCGAACTCAATAAGGAGTTTGGCGGTCAGGCTCAGGCGGCGCGGGACGCGGCGGGTGGGACGCAAGACCTCAAGGTTTCCTTTGGTGAGCTTCAGGAGTCCGTTGGCAAGCTTTTGCTGGCGATTGGGGACGGGGGCGTAACCGGGGCCGTCGGTGGCTTTTTGGATAAATTGAACGAGGGCGCACAGGCGTGGACGGGGGCAATTGAAAATATACAGTTGCTGGCCAAGGCCAACGACATCCTTGCCGACAAAACGGGTGAAGCCGCTGCGATGGAAAAATATCGCCAGGCTAATATAGCCCAGGCGAACGCGGAAAGTGACGCCCTTTTTGGCTGGTTGCAAAAATTGATCGGTGCGCAAGTCCAGGGGTCAGCCAGCGCCGAGGATTTTGGCGCGGCTGTCCAGCAAGCCGCCCAAGAGCAAGCCGCCGCGAAAGCCGCCGCCGAAGGGAACGCCAAAGCCCTCCTAACCGAAGGCGACGCCGCCGAGGATGACGCCAAATCCCAGGAGGAATTAGAGAAGGCCCTCAAAGCCGCCAACGCCGCCCGGCGCGACATAGCCGGCAGCCTCATCGACATCACCGAAAAGGCCGCCGCCGACAGTGCCAGGGTGAACGAGGATTTCGCCAAAGAAGACGCCGCGCTTCTCTCGGACCACTACGAAGCGAACCAGAAAATCACCGCCGACGCCGAAAAGGAGCGGCTGCAGAACGAGAAGCAGCTCGCCAAGGACCTCCTTGACGTAGACAAGGATCTGGCCAAAGACCTCGCCAAGCTGGATAAGGATCTCGCCAAAGACAAGGCCAAACTCGACCGCGACACCAACAAACAAATCACCCGCATGCAGCAGGACGCCGCCCGTGAGGAAAAGCAGCAGCGCCGGGCCAGGCAGATCGACGCGCGGGGGGACCAACGGCTCTTTAACTTCGATATGCGCCAATTGGCCGCCGAGGGCGAGTTCAACGCCATTCAGCAGGCAATGGAGCGGCGCGAGATCGAGAAGCAGATCGAGGCCGAGAAGCTGACCGAGGAGCAGCGGGCGGCAGATGATAACCAGCGTATCGAGATCGACCGCGTTCGCCAGGACGCCGACGAGCGCAAGCGCGAAATGGAGGCGGAGGCCGAGGAGCGTAAGACCGAGCTGGAGACAGCCGCCCAGGAGCGCCGGGATCAGCTTACTGAACAGGCCGCCGAGGAGGAGGTCAGGCGACAGGAGGAATTGACCCAGGCCCTGGCCGACGAACAGGCCAGCTATGACGAACGCCAGGCGGCGCTTGTGGCGGCCAGGGATGAGAAATTGGCGGCCATCGAGGAAGGCAAACAGGCGGCGATTGCGAAGCTGGCCGAGGAGTTGACCGAAACCGGCGACCTGACCAAAGAGGAATTGGCAGCGCTTATACCCCTGGCCGGCGAATTTGGCGAGGACGCGGGCGCGGCGTTTGCCTCTGGCCTGAGCGCCGGCTTTGCTCGCAACCAGCGCATTGATCAGATGGTGGCCGGGCTAGGCACGGGCCAGGGAGACACTGACCGCCCCTCCTCTCGCCCCGGCGCTCAAAACCGCAACCCCGCCCCGCCGCCTCGCCCTTCCTCGCGGCCCGGCGCTCAAAACCGGCGCTTTGCCGAAGGCGGCGCGTTCACCGTCGGCGGGGTTGGCGGGCCGGATAGCCAGCTCGTGGAGTTTATGGCCACGCCGGGAGAGCGGGTGATCGTGCAGCCGGCGGGCGGCGGAGGTGGCGGCGGCATTGTCATCAATCAAACCATTAACGGCGGGGGTGAAGAATTAGCCCGGCGTATCGCGGCGGTGACGAAAGCGGCAGCCGAGCGGGAGCTCGAGCGCTTTTACTCGGAGGTCATCGTGCCGTGGGCGGGGGGTGGATAGATGGCTACGTTTGTTGCCAGGCTGGATGGTTTTTGAGGTTAGCAATAAATTGGGCCGTGGCTGTCTTACGATACGTCTTTTTGAGATTATTAAATTCCGTGAGGGCGCTCAACATATTCACATTAAGCAATTCATCATAGTTACCCGGTGGGACGTTTGAAAACCTTAATATTGTCATAGTGCCACGTCTTGATAATTGTAAAGTGCCCAAAGAGCCAAGACGATATTTCAAGAAAAATCCTCTTTCGGCTCGCTCAAACATAAAGTCTGAATAGAGAAGACAATCAGCAATAATGGCTTCGAGGTTTTCAACCGTGGGGACCGTCAACTCAAACATACGCTCACCCAAGCCGTCTGGTAAGTCTGTGAAATTCATAACCGGATTATAGCGATATGGCTCAGGTTTTCAAAATCAACTCTACCAGTCTCACCAGAATAACCAAAGGCGATTGGCTCGACGAACCCGGCGACAGCCAGGCTCTCGACGGTGTCACACCGCTGGCCCGCTGGCGACGGCACCGGTGGCAGGCGGATGTACTGAGCGCGTCGGAGTGGAATACGCTGCGGGCTTTGGAGGGGGCGAAGGTGAGTATTACGACGCCGAATTATAGCGACCGCAACGCGGCGGATTATGTAAGTTACTACCAGGTAGATTTTGAACAACTCAGTGGTGACCACCAAGGCCCGGTAATGGTCAACGTGGTCGCGGAATTTTTGGTGAGGCTATAGATGGCAACTCCAACTTTTGTAGTTAATGGGTCGATCACCTTCCATGGTGTTCAATCTACCTGGCAGCGCGTGGTCAAGCGGAAAAACGCGGACGGGTCAATTGATTATCAGCCCTATGCGCTGAATGTTTGGGAGATTAGTCAGGCCGAAATGTCCAGCTATTTGAGCCTGCTGGCCCAGAGCGGCCATCGGCTAACGAGCCTGGCGACGACGGATATCGAGGATGTGAACAATGGGGCGACGTACACGAGCGCGGAATTGGCGGTCGTGAATTGCCAGCAGGTGGGGAGAAGAGCGGTTGGGATACGTTGTGAGTTTCGGGTGGATGTGAGCTAATGGCTGCTTTGGACCGTTATCTTGAAAGCCCTACAGGACTTGAAGGTGAGATTTGGTCGGGTCGGCTGTTTCGGGCCAGATTTATGTGTGATGACCCTACGGTCGGCGCAAGCATAGCTATCTATTCCACCAAGCCGCCGGTATGCCATCTCATCCTAACCCCCCGCGTCCAAACATTAGCCAGCGCCACCGCCTGGGATATCTCCCCTTCCGGCAGCGCCACGTCCACGATCTCTACCTACACCATTGACTTTGGCGGCGGCGGCGTTGCGAACATAACCGGCGCGGCCTGGGCCGGCGCAAAGACGGGCACAGTCACTTATAACGCTATTGGCAGTTACACCGTTGAAGCGTTTGTAACCGACCTGCTGGGCACCACAAGCCAGCATTGCGTTTCAACTGTCGAAATAGTCTTACCCGAAGAGCGGACCTACATCGGGACCACCGATTTAGGCGTGTTCATTATGATAGCCGGCGCGACACCCGTCGCCTCCAACACCGGCCTGACCGGCGATCAACTGAAGCTCCGCGCCCTGCGCGTCCACCCGGCCTATGCGGACCTGCCCGGCAGCCAGCAACACGTCTGGATTGCGACGAAAGCCGGGGTTAGCTACAGCACGGACGGGGCAGCGACGTGGACCAACATCACAGAGGCGACGCTGGGGACGCCTGTCAACACGGCGGCGGATAGCCCGGCGCCGACAGCGGCGGATTTGGACAATATTGACATTGCTTTTTGTCCACAGGATAGCCGGCGGGTTTATTTGCTCAGGACGTGGGCCTCTCCCAAGCGGGCGTGGCTTTACAAATCGGATGACTACGGGGCAAGCTGGAGCAACACCCAAATTTTCGTCTAAGTCTCTTGTCCCCCAAGGGGATAGCAAGGCTTATCTGACTACTGACTACTGACTACTTAGGTACTATCTAATGTCCTTTTGGAACTTTCTAACCGACGTGGAAAGCTGGACAGGCTCCGCCGCCTGGACGGGCAGCGAGGGCCACCCGGCGGGCTGTCTGAGCGGTGGAAATGGATTTGATCAGGGACGGGTTGTCAGCATCGTCACAGTAGACACCGACCCTTGTTCAATGTGGTATCGGGTCAAAAGCACGACTGATGACAGCCTCGCCGCCGGGACAATAATCGTCAGACTTTCTGCTAATGCGGTTACCCGGCTTGAGGTAGAGATTGAGATAGCGGTGGAACAAGCCGGGTTGCCCTATGATACTGGTTGGCTTAAAACTTCCGGGCTTCTGGCAAATGAGACCGTAACCGGCCTGTCAATTGTAACCGATGCGGGCACATCCAACGGCTACACAGTTTATGTGGATACGGTCTATGTGGCGGAGGCGGAGCCGGGCGGGTCGGAGTTTACGCACAGCGCGGGTGGGGTGCCGGGGGCGGTGATGATTTGAGCGCAATCGCCGTGTCAGCCGATGGTGACAACATCTTCCTGGCCCTTGAAAACGGCTCTGGCTTTCCCGTGTTCGTCAAGGCGTCCCGGTCAGACCTGAGTACGTGGACAAGCGTATATGCGCCGGGGGCGGGTAGCTCGGCCAACGTCGCCAGTGTTCCAGCCGATGCGGATAAAATGTTATTCTTTGGGTACTTCGGCTCCGGCGCTCAAGTCATCTCGCATACTGTCAGCACGGGCGCGGAGGTCAACATATCCCCGGCGGGGTTGACCACCAAAATCGTTAATGCCCTGGTTAGCAACCCGTCCGACCCGAATGAGATTGATATAACCGTGGGAACTGACCAGGACTTACTCACCACCGTCAACCTGGGCACGGCGTGGAGTACGTTATATGCGACTTTGGGCGTGAACGCAACCGCCATGGCGGTGCGTTGGGATGACCCGGATCGGGTGTTTGTGGCGGGGTATGATGGGGCAGATGTGGATTTACTGTTTAGTCCTAACGAAGGCAGTACGGTAAGCGACGTAAGCGGGGCCGCTTTAAAAGCTGCTTTAAACGTCACCAATGTGGAGTTGACCTGATGCAACGAAGGGTTGAGATAACGCCGATTAGCCTCTCCGGTGACTTGCGGGCCGGCGGCTGGACTATGACCGCCGCCGTAGCGGGTGATACCGACCTCGTTACCCCTGGTCAGTACCTAAGATACAAGGGCCGCAGCCTATCAGGTTTTGTTGACCCGGCACTTAGAATGGCTTTTGACGGGCACGTATTGGGCCAACCTGATTTCAGTTTTGATCGCTATTCCTCCCAGGCTCAAATCCAGCTTGCGACCGCTCACGCGCATCTCATTGGCGGGTCGCTTCAGGACCTCTCCTTTGCCGTGGTCGCTTCCCCGGCCAACTCCCACGAGGCGACAAGCTGGCGCTTCTCGGAGATGATTACCCACATCCTGAAGTTTCATACGAACTTCTTTTACGATGCAACCGGCGCGGCGGGCAGCCCAGAGGGGATTATCACCACGCTTGATTTTGACAGCAGCAGCACCCTGTTTGGCACCAATGGGGATTATTTCATTGTCAATGGCTCGACTAACCTCTGGGCCACACTTCAGGCCATAGGCGGTGGGGAAGAGGGAGGCGGGGAATTTTACCGGATATGGTGCACCCGCCGCAACGTCCTGAGATACCAACCCGCCCCCCCCTTCATCAGCCCCCAGCCCGCCGCCAAGGGCACGCTCACCAAGCAGCATCTACGCGGGTCGGTGCAGGTGCGCTTCCACAACAACCAGCCCGGACAAAAAATCGGGCAGGTGCAAATTGTCGCGGGCATACGGCCGGCAACGATATTTAACGCTCAATACCCGGCGTCGCCGGGGGATGGGAAGATATTGCAACGCAAGAGTGGAATTTGGGCGAATGACCAGACGCGGGCGAATTTGTTGGCTACACGGTTATATAAGTGGCTCACCCGGACCTGGACTATAACGGTGTCAGTGGATGCCGGGCTTGTGCTTTTCGGCGACAATGGGCAGGGCCTGGAGCTTGGGGATCGGTTGCTGCTGACATTCGATGGCCCGGCTTTTGAGGCAGATACCGGCTCAGGTGTCCACCTAAACTTGTCTGCCCAGAGCGTTTTCATTTATGGGATCAACGTAAATTTTGACCCGGCCCGGCGCACGGCGACGGCCCAACTAACCCTTGAAATGGACAATTCGGCCTGATGGCGCTCAATCTTGACGTAACCAAACTCCCCCCCCTGGGTCATATTCTGGAACCCTGTGAAGTCATCTCCATCCCCGCCGGAGCAGCGCCCAAGGCTATCATAGTCGAGCTACCCGGCATCGAAGGCGCACGGGTGCATGTACGCTGGTCTGGGTTCCCGGCGCTAATCGTTGGCGACTTCGTAGCCATTCAGCGGCGGCAAATGGGCGCGTCGCAATACGTGATCGTCGGCGCGAGCGCGGGCACGGCCATAGGCGACCCCATTCTCAAAAGCCTGATCGACGCCAAGGGCGACCTGATCGCCGGCACGGCGGCGGATACGCCGGCGCGGCTGGCGGTGGGGACGAATGGGAAGGTTCTTACTGCTAATAGCGCGGAGGCGACGGGGCTGGAGTGGGTGACGCCGAGCGGAGGCGCTGCCGCATCCGAGACGGTCGCCGGCATTGCCGAACTGGCCACCCAGACCGAAACAAACGCCGGCACGGATGACCTGCGGATCGTGACGCCGCTGAAATTGCATGGATTCGTCTTAGCCAGGTACTTCAAGAACTTCCTGGCCGACAGCCTGACTTACGATATTTGGCCGCGTGGCGCAACATTCAACGATGTCGCCGATGGTTTTCTTGTCACCGGCAAATGGTATGCACTGCACAACGGGCAAGCGCCAGACATCACCAGGCAAGCGGCAGGGGTTACCGACCCGCTCACGCACAATCTGCGCTGCACGTTTGACAGCGCCAGTAGCCAGGTAGGGATAATTGAGTTCATTTCATACGCCGACACGGTGGCTCTAAGAGGACAAAATATAACGCTTGCGGCAGACTTTTGGGGCACTAATGTCGGCAATTTGCGAATGTCTGTATTGGAGTGGTCAGGCACTGCCGATGCCTATACAATTGATGTTGTTGACACATGGGGCGCTGGTACTCCTACACTAGTAGCCGATTGGGATTACACCGATGTCCCTGCCGACATTGCCATTTCCGGCACCCGCACCCGGAAAACCATCGCTGCCGCTGTGCCGGTCAGTAACACATCCAATAATTTGGCCGTGTTTATATGGTCATCCGACATAGAAGGGTCAGGCGACCTTTTCAATGTTGCCAGGGTCAAGCTGGAGCAGGGTTCGGTAGCCACAAACTTAATAACTGCTACGTTTGAAGAAGAGCTGGCCGCGATATATGGCAAGATAAACCTAATCAAAGCCAAAAACACAACCGGCAGCACCCTTATTGCCGGCCTGATGATGTACACAACCTATGTTGCAGGCTCAGGGACAGAGGTCGAATATGCGGCCTCGTCGTCGACACTCTACTCTTCATCGGCAGTGGTGGTGGTGGTGGGAGGGGTGGATGGTGCGGATGTTATGGTGGCTGCGAGAGGGAGATACAGCCTTTTCTATACCGGCACGGCGCCCTCTCAGGGAGATTATTTGATCTTTGGGGCATCCGGCGCGGTGGTACGCCAGACGTTCATGTCGCCGGAGGTCGTGGCGATTGCGCAGGCGGCGGGGAGTGGGGGACTGGTGGATGCGCTGCTGCTGACGGGGCGTGTATACGCGCCCCTGTCCTCTACTGAGGATATTTTCAGGGTCGGGAGCGCCAGTGTGGGCAATTTCACCGGCACAATCAATGGAACGCCAAGCGGCTCAACCCTGGTCTACACCATCACGGGAGGCACAAATGAGAATACGATCAAGCCGGCCTCTGCCGGCGAACTGGCAAAAATCGTCTTGCACAACACCACGCGGGGAACCTCGCTGCTCATTGACAGTGTTGACCTGGCAACAAACACGATTACTTTTACGGATGCTGTGCCGGGGGCATGGGTTAATACAGATGTGATTACTACTCGTTCGCAGACTAACACCAACACAGCCGGCAGCGCCTACTTTTTTGACTACGATCTGAGCAGCGCCGATAATACAGCCGTGCCGGCCCTGGCGGTTTCTGTGTCAGGCTGGCTTTTAATGCTGGATAGCGGGAGTGGGACGCTCGACCTACATCCATTCGAGGCATTTGCAGCCTCCAAGGATTTGCAGGCTTATAGTCAGACCGGCAATGCCTGGATTGCCGATTTACCGCTCATCAATCGTAAATTTTGCATCAGAAATCAGGCGTCAGGCAGCGCCACGGCTACATTTTTGATGCGCTTGACGGGGATAGTGATAGCAGCACCTTAAGGAGAAAAAGTGACCATTCAAATAATCAAAGTTTCCACCGAGAACGATTGGGAAACTGGCGAACCCGCCAACCGCACGGCTCATTTTACCATTCAGAGTGGGGGCGGTATCGTGTACAGTTGGAGCATGGGCGGGTTGCCTCTGACGGGCGGAGTCCAGGCAATGCTGGAGGCGGAGGAAACGCAGCTTTATGCGGAGGCCAGTGCGAGTGGGAACGTAGCAACGCCGGCTGAACTGGAGATGGCCGGCGCGCGGGCGTGGTACGTGGCGAATCCGGGGACAAAAGCCGCCGTGTTTGACAAAACGGTTGCTCAGGAAAACACGGATATAACGGCGCTGATTGCAGCCTCGTTCCCGTCAGCAAGCGCGGCGGTCAAGGCGGGTTGGTTGCAACTGCTAATGTCCAGTTTGCTGGACACGCGGGTCAATGCGCACGACCGTGACCTGGTCTAGTTGTTAGCCCAAAATCACGAACATATCCAACCACGTGACACGTTCCTCGGACTTCGCCTCAATCGACGTTGCGAACAAGTCGAAAAGCGGCGCAGCCTGGGGCGATGGAAAAATCGCCGCGATCTGGCCATCCACGATCTTGATCCGCTGAATGAACTCCCGTAGCATCACCTTCTGCTGGTGCGGGTCGGCCTCCGACAATTGTCCCATAGGCCCCATTATTTCATCTATCAGCGCGTCTACCTCGGCGGCGTCGGCGGGCGTCACCGTCGTCTTTTCCAGCCGCTGGATCTCCGCCCGCAACGGCCCGTCGCGGCGGTCGAACTCCGCCCGGGTGATTGCGCCCGTGATCCGCAGGTCGATCAGGCGCTCGTGATCCTCGCGCCGCTGCTGCAGCTCGGCCTGGTCGCCCTCGTCCTCGCTGGCCAAAAGGAGCGCCCTCAGCCGCTCGGCGCTCTGGCGAAAAATCGGCTCGCAGCTCGTAACCCGCTCGACGAATTCCAGCACCTCCGCCTCCAGGTCCAGCGCCGGGAGCATCCGCTCGGTGCAATCCCCCTTACTGTACTGATGGCGATAGTAGTAATGCCGCCCGTGCTGGGCGTGCTGGCCACCCAGCGCCTGGCCACAGCGCCCGCAGTAGAGCAGTCCGGATAACAGGTACAAATGGTAGCCCGACCTGTCGCTCGCCCGGCGGGATAAATGCCGCGCCTGAAAAACTACGCCCACCCGCTCGCACAACTCGACCGGCAGAATTGGCTCGTGGCCGCCGGGTAACACCGGCCGGTTGCGGTGCTGCTTGATCGGCGTCGTCGGCGATGGGGGCAGCTCGCCGGCGTAGAGCTGCCAATGACGGATGACGCTGTGGACGGTTTGGCGGTTGAAGGGTTTTGGGGCGGTAAGGTTTTGTTCCCAATGTCGCCAGCCAGCGAGGTTGAGCGCGTGACCTACCTCGGCAACGCTGTAATGCCCGTTGCTGTAGTAGTCAAAAATGGCGCGGAGGCTGTCGTGAAAATAACGCTTTTCCCAGGGCGGCGGCAATTCAATGCCGTCAGGTACCACCTTGCGAGTGGATGGGTCGCGCCGGTAGGCCGGGCGAGCTTCTTGGGTAATAGGATTATACCAATAAAAGCGGGTTGAAGGGATCAAATGTTTGGTAATTTCATCACGGCCACAACCGAATGGGGCAGGCCCCCAATGCCTATGTAGTGTCTGGACTTTGTAGGCCACAGTGGCCGCCATTCGTTCAGAGGACTTGGAACTTTCCCACTCAGCAATACCCATCAGCAAAGAGGCCATCATTCTGCCATC